TGAAGGTGGTCAACGTCCTCAACCCCGCGACGTATGGCGCAGCGGCTGAGGCGTTCTCCGCCGGGATCGACTGCATCGGCTTCGGGGAACTGATGCTGGTGTTCCACTGCGGTGTGTTCACGGCCACGGGGATCGTGGGCATCCAGTGCGAAGAGTCGGCGGTGCTCGCCAGCGGGTACGTGGACGTCTCCGGCGCGGCCATCGCCAACACGGTGATGATCGACACGGCGGACGAGACCGTGTATCTGATCCGCTTCGACCTCACCAAGCGGCTCCGGTACATCCGTGTCGGGTACGACGTGGACACGGCCAACACGCTCTGGGGCTGCATCGGAATCCTCAGCCAGCCGTTGACCCGTCCCGTCACCCAGGTCAAAACGGCGGTGTCCGTCTAGAGGAGGAAAACCGAGAACGCTCGGGGCTGAAAAGCCCCGGGCTTCTCCTCGGGAGCTCGCGCGTGCGGGCTTCCAACGAGAAGCCCCTATAACTCAAGGAGCTGAACATGGCGTGGAAAATTGGGAACGGTGGAAAGCATCACGAAGCGGCCAGGCACGGGGCATGCTTTGCGCTTACCAATGACGTCATCAACGCGGTAGACAAGATCTGGTTCGGTCAGCTGGCCTACGACGAGACCACACCTATCCTACTGATTCGCAACCCAGCGAGGGCGTGGGGCGGGGCAGACGCCCTCACCGTCGAGGTCTATCTGGTCATCGAGGAGCTTTCCGTCTCGCTCACCAACACACCGGGAGCGCCTGTGGAGTTCTTGCTGGTGGGTGACGCCTGTGATCGGTATGAGCCGTTTAGCGGCGTGGCCCGGACTCCGGTCAACACCCATGTCGGAGCCCTCAACGAGGGCGCCCAGGTAGCTGCGGCGTTCATTTACGACGAGGATCCCGAAGCCATCGCGTCCGCTTTAGTCACCGGCTCCCGTCCCCGACAGTTGGATATCGGGGGTCTGCCGGCGGCTCCCGGCAACTCGGGTGCGTTCGAAATTGACGGCGCGATCATCCTGGCTCCCGGGAGTTGTTTGATGGCATACGCGTGGGCTCCCATTACGGAACCGCAAGGCCGGTACTCGGCCAAGGCCTACGTCGAGTATCGCCAGACCTAAAGGAGCGCGTCATGTTCAGAGGTTCTGCCTCGGCGGTGCACCCTAGGTGTTTCCCAGCGTTGGCGGCTTCTTCCGCCACTCCTCCAGAAGGAGGGGTCTGGTTCTCGAAGTTGGTGGGGGGCGTGGCCGAGCTGTTCTACAAGGACAAGTCCGGCAACGAAGTTCAGCTGACTTCCAACGGCGGGCTGCGCGGCGAGTCCGTCTACTTGGACTCCACGAAGGACAACTACTTCCCCCGGGTCAATGCCCTGGGCGGAATCACTCCGGTGACCTACTTCGGTGCGGAAGACGTTTACGATTTTGGTAACAACATCCCAAGTACTATCGCGGATCGCAACGCTATCTGCCTGGATCAGGCCGTCACCGATGACTTCTTGACGCTCAACGGCGTCGAGGTGGTAGGGGGCGCTTGGACGGCTGCGGCGGTTCCGGTGGCAAGATACATTACGATCTACTCTCCAGACGATCTGAGCGGCTGCCTGTTTAACGTGACCGGTACGGATCACTTAGGGCGGGCCACGTCGGAGCCGGTAACGGGTCCTAACGGTTCAACGGAACGCACACTCGGTTACTTCCGTACCGTAACTTCGGTAGACGTGATGGGGGCGGCAACGAACGTTGAAGTCGGCACCGGTACGGTGCTGTTCGTCTGTGATATCAGCACCATGGGTAAGCATTTCCGCGTCAACCCCGCCAACAACGTGAACATCGTTGTGGGCATGTACGGTCAGCTAATCTTCGCCGGGGGCGCGGGCGACGGTCGGGTCCGTCGGGCGTCGGTTCGAGTGGATCGCCCGGCGGGCGGAACCTTTGCGTGGGCTAACCTGTCGGAGCCGAACGACTCCTGTATCTGGTTCGCGGGTGGGGTAGAGCCGGTTCCCACGGCAGGTGGCAAGAATTTGTTCGAACTCGCGCACGACGAGGGGCTAGCAGCTCCGGGATACGGGGTCTGGTACGGGATAAAGTCCGCCCTCCTCCTGATGGCATAGAGAGGCGAAAAATGTTTGGATCGAAAAGCGCAGAACACTCGGTGGGACGCGGAAGACCGATGGTGGTCTCGCCTGCGGCTGAAGCGGGAGTAGTGGCGTGGTACATCAAGGACGTAGCGGGCGTGCCGGAACTTTTCAGCCGAGGCCAGGACGGTGTCGAGAACCAGCTCACGTCCGGTGGGGCTATCCTTGGCACCAGCATCAAGTTCGACTCCGTCCAAGTCGGCAAGGTCCCCAAGATTGACAGTGCGGGAAAACTGACCGAGTTCACCGACGCAACCTCGGAAGTGATTTACGACTTCGGTGACAATGTTCCCGGAGTGGCTGACCGGAACGGGCTCGGCTGTTCCCAGACGAGGGTCGGCGCGGGGGATCTGGCGCTGAATGGCGCGGCTATCGCTGCGGGTGCGTGGGCGTGTCCATTCAGCGGCGGGCGGCTCATTACAATCTACTCCCCGAACAACATTGCCGGGGTCGTCTTCACGATCTACGGCACCGACTACACCGGAGCTGCCCAGAGCGGTACCGCGACCGGGGTCAACAACTCTACCGTGGAGTGCGTGCGGTGCTTCTGGAAAACAGTGACGCGGGTCGAGTGCGATGGCGCGTGCGCGGCCGTGGAGATCGGATTCAGTGATGGGCTGCTGAACTGCGACCTAGCCTTAGGAACGCACTTCCGCATCGATCCCGAGAACGGAGCCGATGTTACCGTTGTCATGACCGGAAACACCGGCGCGGGTTCCCGGGACCGTGCTTCGATCAAGTTGGAACGCCCGGCGGGTGGAGACTTCTCGTGGGCGCACGCGGTCGGAGATCACACATTCTATTTTGCCGGAGGCGCAGAACCAGTTCCCACGGCAAGCGGTACGGACTGGTACGAGTTCGTTTGTGATAACTACACCCCCGGCGGCGCGATCATCTGGTACTGCTCGGCCTACGCTCAGGATATCAAGGCATAGCGAACTATGGCCGTTGAACACTTTGTCCTAGCCCAGGTTAATGGAGCCGGACCGTACACACTTGGTTTCGGACCCGGGCATATCGCCTACTACCAGTGCGATACTGAGATCGAACGTCCCGCCGGGGTTAACGAAGGTGATCTGGCCTATACCCGAGACACGAACAAAAACTGGGCTTACGACGGCGCGGCTTGGAACGAGCTCGGTGGTGGCGGTCCCGGCGGCACCTACGATCCCGTGACCGATCCGTTCCTCAATAGGTGACGAGATGGCGAATGCCCTGGCTCCCCAACCCGTCGCGATCCTGACGGATTCCTACGCGACGATCTACACCGTCCCCGCCGGGAAGGTGGCGACGGTGAAGTGGTTTAGTCTCGCCAACACGGGGGACGACGACGTGGCGGTCGATGTCTGCCTTGTCCCGAACGGAGAGAGCGCAGGTGCGGCGTATATGATCGTCCCGACGTTCACCCTCGTGGCTCACGATGTCCTGGCGCTTTTCAAGGACGATGGCTGGCCCGCCGATTCCACGCTCCAGGCCAAGGCCGCGATAGCATCGGTCGTGACGCTCAAGCTGAACTTGATCGAATCGGACGAGTAGGAGATAGACCTCGATGGAACTCTATATCGACTCCGAATCGGGCGACGACGGCGGGGACGGCTCGGCGGAGAAGCCGCTCCAATCCGTCGTCCGCGCCCTGGAGATCGCCGACAAGGAGGCCGACGTGACGCTCAACTTCGCGCCTGGGAAGTACGCGGTCCCGGTCGAGGGCGGGAAGAGGGTAGGTGTTTTGGCGGGTTGGATTCCTGTGATCGAGGAAGAATTCCCTCCCCCAATAGTTCTTCCGATCAATAAAGACGCCGAATGGATAAACAAGGTTACTCGGGCGGCGGATATGTCTCATACCGTTCTATGTGAGGAATCTATCACGGAACCCGTTGGGCTCGCCAGGAATCTCAAAAGGCCGCTCGTTGAAGAATGGCGATCTAAGTCGGTTGGCTGGCGCGTTCTCTTGCGGCATAACTACGTTAACCTCGCCTCCTCCAGGGCATGGGCCAGCGAAAAGAGCAAGGAATATATCGTACAGGTATATTAGATGGCTACAGTCTACGTTTGCAAGGACGGGAGCGACTCGAACAACGGGTCAACGTGGGCCCTTGCAAAGTTGACTATCCAGGGAGGGCTTAACGTCGCCTCGACCGGAGATACCGTTCGTGTCGGACCCGGTGTATACAACGAGCAACTCCTGATGAGGAAGACGGGAACATTCGTCCTAACTCTCCAAGGAGACGGGTACGTTATCCTTGATCCGTCCCCACAGGGAGGCGCATACCAGATAGCGATTGATTTCAGCGCCTCCACATCGGGAACGTGGACGATCAACGATATCATAGTGCAAACCTGCACCCACGCTGTACACCTAACTATGACAGGCTCTGATGCGGCCAGTAATACGTTTAACTTTAATAGATGTACGTTTAGAAATCACTCGCTCGTGTTCCCTTATGTCTATGACTATACGCGTGTCCTGAACGTGGCCGACTGCGTGTTCGTAGGTGGTACTTATGCACTTCAGGACTACGGAGGAACTCATTTATCCGCACTTTTCGAGTGGTGTACGTTTGATAATATTGCACAGACAATCGCCCGCAACGCGGCGTACACCAGCCTGACGGTCAAACATTGTATATTTACGAAAAACGGCTCTCATTTCTTTATCCCAACTACGACCGGTTCTATCGTCTTGGACTACAACTGCACTTGGTACGACGGGACGTCCGTTTCGAGGTGGGCAAGTACGAATTACAGCACCCTCGCGACGTGGAAAGCGGCCAGTAGTCAGGATACCAACAGCGTTTCGGAAGACCCGGTTTACGTAGACAGGGTAAAAAGGGCACTATCGTTATACTCGACCAGCCCTATCTACGCCGACATCGATGAGGGGGGCGTCAAAGGGGCCGGATATCGGCAGGGCAAGAAGTCTACCGGGATGTCTAAGAATGACCCAGGAGGGAATTGGGCGAACCGTATTCTGTCCAACACGCAAGTCAACGCCTCCGATAACATCGAGCTGAAAGACAGCACTAACGGCTATGGCCGAACTCCAGTAATCAATCTGGGCTCGATCAAAGATATCGGATGTATCAACATAATCACTAATATCACAGTGGCGATGTACCCTGCAAATGTTCCCGATTACAGTACCTCGGACACGCAACCTAAGCGGATGAAGATCCGCTGGAGGGGATCATATTCGTCGTTTGCTGACGGGGATTCAACCCCCGCTTGGTCTGAAATAGAGCCGTCAGCCATCGGACAGGACGTGAATTATCTTGCGCAATATGTTCAGGTCGAGGCGACTCTTCGAGATAACGGGAGCTGATTATGGCGAAGGTGGAATTGTTGGCTATCGTGATCGACTACGACGATATCGTTCTTGCGCCGACAGTGTCGCTGTTTAACCAGAATATAAACTGCATCTTTAACGGAGGGTTCAACTAATGCTCCTCCTCCAGAAGGATGAAGCCACCGCCGCGCGCCGAAGAATCCCGATCTATCTGGTGGACGCGACGGACGGGGTGACTCCGGAGACGAGTGTCACCGTGAGTGCGGGCGACGTGAAGATCAGCAAGGACGGCGGGGGAGAAGCGAACCACGGGGGGACCCTCAACGAACTCGCGGGCGGGATGTACTACTACGAGGCCACCGCCGGGGAGCTGGACACCCTCGGATTCCTGTCGATCCGGCTCGTCAAGAGCGGGGTGCGGACGTTCATCGCCGTCGCCCAGGTCGTGGCCGTGGACCTGTATGACGATGTTCGCGCGGGACTGACCGCGCTTCCGAACGCGGCGGCAGAAGCGGCGGGAGGACTCTTCACGCGGGGCACGGGCGCGGGGCAGATCAATCAGCCCGCGAACGGGCAGATCGACGCGAAGACGGTGGACATCACGCACGACGCCATCGACGTGGATGCCATCAAGAACGGCGCGATCAGCGCGGCGAAGTTCGCGGCAGGGGCCATCGACGCCGCCGCCATCGCCCAGGATGCCATCGATGCGGACGCGATCAAGGCCGACGCGATCACGGAAATCCAGGCGGGGATGGCGACGGCGACGAATGTTTCCGATGGCGTGGACGCTGTGGCGGACTACATCGACGCGGTGCTGGCGGATACGATTGCGGAACTTCCCCAGGGCCAGCCGCCCAAGAACCCGACGCCGCTCCAGGCGCTCATGCTCCTGTACATGGCGCTCCGAAATGCCTCCAAGGCCACGGCGACGTTGAGGCAGATTCTCGACGACGCCGGGACCGTGATCGCCAAGGCTCCGATGAGCGACGACACGACGACGTTCGACCAGGGCAAACTGATTTCGGGGGCATAGGTGGCGAACGTAGACACAGAAGGCAAGCGGCGATCCGCGCTCGGGATGTGGGCGGGGCCGCGAATCCTCCCCGTTGCGGACGGCGTCATCGCGATCTACGACCGTCAGCGGATGCTCGTGTACTCGCTGGAGTCGGAAGGGCCGACCCCGGGTCCGCCCAACACCGCATGGAACATCGAGGCCCGGGTGCCGTCGAGGCGGTCGAGGGAGAGCTGATGCCCTGCGTCTGCTGGTACTGCACCCTCGCCCGGGCCTGGCCCGAGTGCTGGGCGTGGTGCCTGGTCATGGGAGGGATCGACTAGATGGCCCGCAACGTCGCGCTCGCCGGCCGCCGGGCTCGACAAGAGCGAGAAGAAGCGGCGCTGGGAGGATGACCCGGTGGAGCCCATGACCACACTTGCGGAGGCGGCGAAGTCGGAAATCAGGAGTCCTAACATTGTGTGAAAGATTTTCGGTTAAGGTGGACGAAGACTAGGAGGAGAACCATGGCGACTTACGAAGTGCGGTTGAAGGACGGAGTGGTGTGGATTGATCCGAAGACGATGCGTCCGCACCCGGAGATGCGATTCGTCAAGGACACCGAACCCGGGTTCGCTGCGCAGAAGTTCAAGTGTTTCCCAAAGCCCGTGGACGAGACGCAACCCCTGACCGAGCTCCCGGAAAAGGAAGCCAAAGGTGGCCTTCCCTCAAAGAAGCGTCCGGTACGGGCAGAGCAGTTGGAGAAGCGATAAGAGGGCTCTATGAACCTGACCACGCTGGCCCGAGTCAAGGCCTTGTTGGAGCTGAAGACTACCCAGCACGAGGCGCTGGTGAAGTCGTTGATCCAAGGAGTCTCGGCCAAGATCGAGAGTTACTTGGATCGCCACGTCCAGCAAACGGCCCGAACGGATTACTTCGATGCCGCGCTTCTCCAGCGGGTCTGGTGGTTGAAGGGCTATCCGGTGGCAACGAGTCCAGCTCCGGTCCTGACCTATGATACGGATCGGAGTTTTTCCGGAGTAACCGCCGAGGACTCCGCCGACTACTACGTGGAGTCGGCGTCCGGACGGGTTCGTTTCGAGGAACCGTTGAACAAGGACCGGGACCTCTGGCCGGGGGCTTTGAAAGTGGCCTCTACGGGTGGCATGGCACCGACGCTGGACCGGCTCTCGGTGACGTTGACGGGAATCGCAGGAGCCTTTGCCGTCGGTAATACGGTCGTCGGTGGGACTTCGGGTGCGGCGGGGACCATCACCGCCTATAGCCTGCCGTTTGCCACGATGACCATTCAAGTCACCGGAGGAGAAGCTCCCTTCGAAGTCGGGGAAGTCCTTACGGGTTCAGCCCCGGGTACGGCTACCTTGGCTACGATTACCTCGAATCCCTTGGTGCAGCTTTACCCGGACGTGGTCGAGGCTTGTAACTTGCAAGTCGCGTTCGTTTTCCAGCGTCGGGATCCACTCGGGGTGGTTAGCCTGAACACCGAAGCAGGCTCTATCCAGATGGAGACGCCGGTCAAGCTGATCCCCTTGGTAAAGGAGTTGCTGGCTGGACATCGAAACGTAAGAGCGAAATAACATGGCAATCTCAGCCAGGACTCCGGAAGACGTGCTGCGAGAGGCGACGAAAGTTCTTCAGCGCGGGGGCCAGCGGTTCGTTCGGACCATGGTAACTCAACGCCTTTCTGGACCAACCTCGGCTAATTCCCTGAGTCGAAGGTCGGGAAACTTGGCGCGGTCGGTGGGCGCGGAGGTTCGGATGGTAGGGCCGATGACGTTGCGGCTAGTCGGCTTCGTACGCTCTACCGCTCCTTACGCGCGCATCCACGAGTACGGTGGCGTCATCAAACCGAAAAAGGCTAAGTTCTTGGCTATCCCTCTCCAGAAAACGCGCGGGGGCGCGGCATCGTTCGCCAGCGCCATGGGTCCGCGCAACTACCCGGGGAAGCTGACCTTTGTTGTGTCCAAGAAAGGGAATCTTCTTCTCGGGTTGGTGCTGTACAAAGGAGGGAAACAGAAAGGCTTCAAACCCCTTTACGTTTTGAAGCGGAGCGTTTATATCCCGCCTCGGCTCGGGCTTCGAGCCACTTTCATGGACGAAGTGCGTGAGACTTGGCGGGAGCTACGCTCAACCCTTGGGAAAATCAAGGTCACTGGAAAGACCAAGGGAAGGAGGCGTTAAGTGGCGGTGCCCATTCGTCGGCAGATCATCGAGTCCTTTGTTGGGGACCTTTCCCTTAGGACCGGCCTCTACGCCATCACCACTGCCCATGGATACCAGACGGATTTGCGCCGGGTCTATGCTCATGGGGAGAGTACCCTCAAGCTTCACGAGTACCCAGCGATCCGGGTAGTGGACCGGGGAGACGCCGCTACCAAGCACGTCGGCTGGAATTATTACGGCAAACTTCTCCTGGAACTCTGGGCCTATCTTCGTTCGCATGAGACCGACGAACGAGCTGACGAATTGTCGTCGCTCTGGGCGGACCTCTGCCAGTACGTTGAAGTTGACGAGACCTGGGGCGGATTGGCCGAGGAGACTATCATCCAATCCGGTGACCTCAAACAAAATGATGCCGGCATGCCCGATGCGATCATGGCCGCGGTGGTGGAGATTGGGTACCGGACGGAGCTCAACAACCCCTACCACACGGTGGAGGAATAAGTGGCTACGACCCCGACACTAGAGCAGGTTTTCCAAGCGGTCACGGACGCTCTTTGCGCCATGAGTCCGCTTCCAGGAACGGTGCTTCATTACGACAACCACTATTCCAGCGAGGTCAAACTCCTCGATGAGCACCGCAACGCGACCACCAAAGAATGTGACGTCTGGCTTATGGACGCGGACACGGACACCGATCAAGGAGAGTCCAACGACGAGCTCTACTCAATCTTTCGGGTCAAGCTCCGTTATCTCTCGGTCCACGTGGACGGCCAGGATCAGTGGTCCCGGGATGCTCGTTGGGTGGCTGAACTAGTGCGCACTACTTTGGAAAACAACGACAGTGTTTTTGCCATTGGAGAAATCCAGCCCCTTCTGGGAACCCCGAAAACGGTCACGGCGCGGGGAGGTTTCGTGGATAAAGAGTCCACACGCTGGCACGAAATGGTGCTGGAGTTCTCGGTTGAAGCGCGGAGGTGGAGCTAGATGGTCGTCCCGGTTCAAGTCCGGACCGCTCAGACTTCGGCGTTCCTGGCCGCTTTTCAGGCGGCACGGGGAACTCCGGTCACCGACTTTACCGCCGCTACTTCTAAGGTCTTGCGTGCGCGGGAGACTCCTATCCGGGTCTCTCAGGAACCCAAAGTCGAGCGCTTCATGGATGCCGAAGGTGGTCCCGACGAACTTGGACTCCTTAACGTTCCTGACAAGCCCGAAGGCGAGGTCAAAGTCTGGGGGACGCCGACTTCGGTAGAGCAGCTGTTTAAGTCAAACTTCGGCGCTTATGCCGCCGGAGTCTTTACCCTGGCCACTGGGATCTCGGCTACGCGGTGGCTAACGTTGGGGTGGGTGGAAGATCGTCAGCACTCTACCGCCTCAACCGAAAAGTTGGTTCGGTTTCAGGATGCCTGGATCCACAAGCTGATCCTGGACTGGAGCAAGCCAAGAGGACTCGTACTTCATGGAACCTACGCTGCGCGGCGCGTGCTCCCTGCGGCGCTGAATGCGGGAGGAATAACCTTCCCTTCGGTGCCGATGGCTCCTTCCGACAACAACGTCTTTGCCTCAGAGCGGGTAACGTTAGTCCGAGATCCGACCGGAGCGAACGTCTCCTACCGATTCAGTGCGTTGAAATTGACCTTGGACCAAGGATTGGGTTGTGACTGGGACATGAGCTCCGGGGGTTACTATGAAGTCTACAAGAAGGGACCATTAACCGCAACTTTGGAATTTATTTCTGACTGGTCCGATGAAACCTGGGCATTGGAAGAACTGACCCGCGCCCGGACCAAGGCCCAGTACCAGATAACTGCCGTGAGTGATGACTCGAAAACTTTGGTGATCGATCTCTATGGAGTCACCCTGAAAACTTCGAATGCTGGAAATAAAGGACAGGAGTATCTTCCGTTTGAAGCGTCGGGTGTGGCCACGCGAGTGGGTACGGACCTTGTCTCGATAACACTTAGTTAGAGGAGATAGCTATGGCGGTCAACTACACCAAGCTTCCGGTTCAGTTCGGCGCACTTCTGCGGGTGTCCCGTGCGCTGCAGGCCGACTGGGAGTTTGCCAAGCAGGCTTCCGACGCCTCGCACTACCGGCGGGTGTTGTCGGTGGCTAACGGGTTTGGCCAGTCCGATTCCGAGGAAGCCACCGCCTACGGCTTCATGTGTTCCTACTACGACTCGCTGGCCGAGAAGGCCGGGGCCGAGTGGGTGGCTCATCGAGGCAAGATCGAGGACTCCAGCAAAGGACTCTGGGCGTTGTTGAAGCGGGATCTGCCGGCCTCAGACGAGCGGGATGCGGGCGGGTCCATCGCCTACGACTACGAAGATATCCTCGGAGCCATCACGATCTCGGCTCGGCGAGGGATCCTTGGAGCGCTCCGCAAGGACATGTTGACCCAGACCCAGTACGTCACCGCCAACGGGATCACGTTCGGAGGCGGAGCCCTGACCGCTGACAACGGGAACCGGGGCGCACTTCCAACCGTAACGGTTATGACCGGACTTTCCCACACCCTTACCGGCACGCTTGTCCTCACCGTGAACAGCGAGTCGGTGACCAAGCCGACGCTCGATGTCTCGGTAGAACTACCGTATCCGCTCCCGGACGAAACCGAGATTGTTTGGGGCGACCGGGTTCTGACGCTGGAAAAGTCTTGGAAAGACGGGCCGACCGGGCTCACCATCACCTTGACCCGGCCCGGGTTGGCGGCTCCAGTAGAGGCCGGGGACGATGGGAACATGTTCTCGGTTTACTCGTTCGCAACTCCGGCCGAGGGCGACATGAACGGCGGGGTGCTGTATGTCCGGGTTATCCGGCAGGCTACGGCGGGATCAGAGTGGCTGATCGAGTACTACAATTCCAGCGCCCTGACCACTAAGGTCGGCTCCGACGTCACCGGAACTCTGGTCGGCAACTTCACCACCACCAAGCCGCTGAAGAACGGAACGGCCTTCACCTACACCTTTGACCGGGTTGCGGCTAACGTTAAACTCCCAGTAGCTACAAACGAGGACACGGTCTCGTTCGACATTCAAACTCCCCGTGAAGGCGACCGCTGGACGCGGGCCATCACCAACGACGAAGCTGGAGTTCTTTCCACAAAGATCGCCAAGCTCTGGCGCGCAAGTTTGCCGGTGGCTGGAGCGGTGCTGTGGGCTGAGGCGAACGGCGCTTCGATCACGAAAACCTAGTCTCGGTTAACTTTAGGAGGAGGAGATTACCATGGCTGGAGTCATGTGGACGTGGGTGGACGAAAGCGAAAAGCCCGGGGTCACCGTCAACGACAGGACTTTCGTTTACGGCCAGTTCACCCTCAAAGAGTTGAAGGACTGGATCTCCTGTGTCCAGAACTCGCAAGCCGTTTTCGAGGTCCTACTCAAGGCGCGAAGAGCCTGGGAAAAAGGACAGATGCCGAGTTATCGCGGGGCTCGGGAAAAGATCCTGGAACTCCTGGAAGAGTTCCGTGCCGCCAGCGAAGAACTCGGCCGGGTCCTTCGGGGGGTTAACACCTTCTTCGATCCTCCGAGCATCTTTGATTCCTTTCAATTTAACGTCGAGGCTTTCAAGGAGTTCTGCAACGAACTGGAGTCCAAACTGCTGTTGAGGGCAACAAAGTAAATGGGCACCGAAGCCGTTAAGTCCTCATTGGACTTGGATCTTGGGACGCTGCGAGCGGCTTTCGCCGATCTTGGACAACATGTCCAAGCCCAGGAAGCGGCGCGCTCCGTAGCCGCAGCCCGAGTCTCTAAGCTGATTGAGCGCGTTAACGCAACCAAGACCGAGCTCGCTATCCTTGAGAGGATGGAAAGCAAGTTCGAGCGTAAGTTCGTCTCAAGTCGGGGCATGCGTCAGGCTCTGGGACTGGCGGCAGGAACGGCAATTTCAGAACTAGGACTCCCGGAGACGGTTCAGCCCCTGGTCAACATCGGCACCGCCGCACTTTCGGGAGCAGCTTTTGGAGGACTGCCGGGCGCTTTCGCAAGCGGGACGCTCACAGCGGTCATGGAGTTGGTTCGGGCGTTTCAAGCGCATCGGGCCGAGATGGAGAAACTCAAGGCTGAGGTCCTTCAACGCCAACATCAACTTCAGATATTCCTAGAGCGACAAGCGGCTGAGGTCCAAGAACGTGAGGAGAAACTGTCCTGGCAGATCGGCCGAGCTCGCGCGGAGGGAGCGAAGCAGGCTTATGATCTGATCAACGAGACGGCTCGGTTGGTAGCGGCAGGAGAGCAATAACATGGCCGGATACACCATCATCCTTGGCGAAGGCGCTGACAAGCTCACACTGGACGCTAACATCACCTTCAGCGTCAAAGGCCACAAGAACGTCCAGAAGGACGGTACCGTAGATTCGGTGGACTGGACCCTTCAAGTTGAGGGGGTTGTGCGCTCCGACACTCCGTCCACGGTCGGAGCCACGATGGCGACCTACTCCGAGCAGGTAAGCGACGTCACCTTGGAGCAGCGGATCCAAATTCTTCAGGACGGAGTTACCCGTTGGGACTGGAAGCCTGAGGAAGGTTTTACCGGTCCTTTCGTCACCGACTTCGAGACCACCGACGAAAAGGAAGGCGGGTCCGGGGAGAGTTACTGGCGTTACCGTTTCAGCGCCAGCTTCCTTGGCAAGGGGACTTCCCAAGGCGGCTCTGACCTTACCCACGACCTTAAGACCTCAATCGCCATCACCAAGAAGGACGGAGTTATCGTTCGGAAGGTTTGGAAAGCTGACGCCTCCAGTACTTCAGTCGACTCCGCTTACAGCGCGGTCATGTCGTTCAAGCCTTCCACCAACGACTTGTGTGAAGACGTCGAACGGTTCTTCAAAGAGAAGAGGGCCACCGGGGTCTGGGTTTGGGAGAAGCGGAAAGAAAACAACAAGATCGTTCGATGGACGTGCCGGGTAGAGTACGGGGGCGGACGTCTTGGGTACGTAGACATGGCAGCTTGCGGAGGCGCGGATCCGGTTCTGTTCAAGAAGGCCCGCAAGGCAATGATTATCCACGTGCGGGGAAGTATTATCGCGGTGGATCGAGCCGCGTGCGTGGCTCCTTCAGAACACTTTACTCCAAGTGTGACGATGCGCCGCTGTCCGGATCTTGAAGGAGGCAGTATTGAACCTGTGATCAACGACGAGCTCCGGGGCGAGTACCGTCTTGACTACCATGAAGTTTGGCTTTGTACCGACGAGACTCCGCCCACCGCTACTCATTCTGGATCGCATAACCTGCTTTCTTCGTCGTCGCCTCCAACGGACGGGAGCATGGCGTGAGCGTCTACACCTGCGAGTTTATCTACCAGGGATACCCCTGCCTGAAGGGTTCCTTCAAACGCTCTGATGGGTTAGCTCCAGAAGGGGGCGCGGTCTACATCCCGTTGGAAAAGCTCGGGGGTCTGGAAATCATGCCTCCAGCGGTTCCTTGGAGAGCGACGCGTGGATTCGAGTTCGAAAGCATGGGGGAGATCGGTCAGTTCTGTGAGCTGGTAAAGCCCACGATGACGGCGGACCGGGATCCGGCTCCCGAGCCCAGTGGGGGCCTCTTCCTTTTCGGAGACCTCGATATCCTCACGAGGACCGAGTCCGGGGATATCTATGACCAGATTCGATACTCCGATATTTATGTGGATGCGGGAGTTGAGGAAGAGACCCGGGATCTGCAGGACATTCTGGCGCACTCTGAGGGAGTGGTGCGGATTCCTCTGACGGACATTCGGCAGTATTACAAGGACTATGGCGCGCTCTTCGCTCGCATTAACTGCCGAACCAAGTCCGGGGCTTGGGATCTCAGCACGGTCAAAAAGGACGGCAAACCTTATAACGTGACCGAGATCATCGAGTTCCTTTTCTCGCAGCTGCCGGGTTCACCTCAAGTACTTGAGGCGAGTGAGTTCCGCACCTTGCACTACGAAAATCCCCAGGGAATTGAAGGGCGAGGAGAACCTGCTGTTCAGTGTCTACAGCGAGTACTGGATAACCTGGGACTCAAAGCTCAGATGCAGCCGTCCGGGGATTATCTGGTGACTCCGAAGTGGTCCAAGCGGATTACCGAAAACATGATCTGTCCTGAAGCGGGACAGACCGTTGAAATTTTCCGTGGAGAGATCAACTACGAGCGTAAGAGCGCCACGGCTACCGGACGGCCTGCAGCCGTGGCGGTAGTGGGTGGGCGGCGGGTTATGCGGATGTCGTGGAACTGGATTCCGGTTCTGCCTGATACCGACGGGAAATATTATCGGCTTGAAGAGTTGGTGGCCAAGTGGGGTTACTCAATGGCCAAGCTCAACAAGCAGATCTTCGCCTCACCGGACAATCAATTCTGGGACTGTCCTCCCCAGGATGGTGGGGATAACCTCCACTATGAGCGCGTTCAGATCCTGAAGAAGGCCTACAAGTTGTATCTCCCTGGGTTCTTGTCGATCTGGCCTACGACCGGGATTGATCTGGCCGCACTCAACATTGAGAACGAGCCCTTCTTGCCTATCGTGCCTTGCGCTTTTTATGAGAGTGAGCTGACCGAAAAAATGCGCAAGGAGATCCCGGTCTGGGAAAAGAAACAGGCTGATGCCGAGGAAAAGTTCTATATCCGGGGACCGATTGCCCGAGGGGATCGGGTTATCCAGCAATTCTTTCCTTCCTTCGCTGCCGCCGAACGGTCTTACAACGGACTCAAGGCCCGACTAACGGATGAACTCAAGACCAGCCTTAAACTCAAGACGCTCTGGGAAGATCAGATGGCCGAAGCGGCTAACTATCTGGCCATGGCCGACGAGTACACTAAAGACTCTTTGGCAGGAATTAAGGCCGGAAAGTTCGGCACCATCATCATGCCTCCTCTGGAGATTGGTCAGGAACGGATCGTCTTCGCTCCAGCGGTGGGAAAGTTCTTGGAAGCTGAAGCGGCCTTGGTTCCTACCAAGAACAGTTATGCCGCTCTGAAAACGTTAAGTACCTGCAAGAAGGCCGTTGAAACGGCTGACAAAGACTTGCGCATCAACGACATCCAAGCCGCCATTGCAAGCCATGAGGGAAAGTGGACCGAATTCAAAAAGGTCTACGAAAAGCACAGGGGTTTTCCTTGCCGGTTTAACTCGGGTCAGACGGTCCTCCCAGCTTCGGTTAAGATCGAACCGCGCACGGGGCTGCTGGAGTCTTCAGTGCCACTGTGCCACATCAAGGCTCCTTACTTCTTCGATGGCGATGCCCAGGAAGTTGTGGCCGATGGAGGAGTGGTGGTCACGTTCGGATACGAGGTCAAAGGCAACAACGTCGGAGCCTTTACGAACTTCATCTTCTTCGGGGATGACGGGGATGACTACGACGCCGAAGCGGTGGTCAAGTTCGCGGGATGCTGCCGCTCAACGCCGATCAAGTGCCCGGTGGTCTCAATGGAGTCTCGGCTTTACTGTCTAGAGAACGGAGCCCCGGTCAATCTTAACGCTTGCTTCGCGGAGGCTCATGGGAAGGCGGCTTCACAGCTGCGCCAGTCCCGCCGAGTTCCGGCTTGGGTTTTGGAACTGATCGGAATGCGAAAGTGTGTGCTAGACGGCGGGGTCTGCTCGGTCCAACATATCTGGGATGGTGATTCGGGGACTACTCATGTGTCGGTGAACGCCCCGGCGGCTAGAATGCCGCTCCTGCCGGCCAACATTGTGCGTTCGCGAGCGGTGGATCAAGCGCGGCTCCGGGAAACACTCCAGAGGGAGAGCAACTCATGAGTGAGACTATTTCGGTTCGCTACAACTCCTCACCGATCATCACCAGGGTGCTTCGGGATTTTCGCAACGAGGTTGATCCCGAAGCTGTCGTTGACATCACCGGGTACGGGTTCCGGTTCGTGGTTAAGCGGGACTTAGAGGACACCGACGCTGAGGCTTGGTTTGATCTGGCTGGATCCATTGTGACCGCAGCCGAGGGAATTTACCGCTTCACCCTCACGCCCGTGCACACGTGCCAGTGTCCGGGCACGTGGCCGGGGGAGATCCGGTGGTGGAGCGGGGGTTATGTGGCCGGGACCTCACCCACCGATTCAGTGTTGATCGACTACGAGGTTTTGGAATCGGTCACTCTTGTGTAGGTAACTATGCCTTATCCAGGAGAAGTGGCTGGCGGTTTCGGAGAAGACGATCGGTTCGTCCGTGTTCCGATCGAAATGTTGTCCCTATGGGATATCTCCAAGAAGCCTACCACCAACGACCGGGACAAAAAAGCGGGCTCGGGAATGGCCCTCAAGGGTGGGGCTATCGCTGAAGTCGACGAGAACAGTAACAGCAAAAAGATGGTTGATGGGATCACGGAGGTTGACGGAAAGTCTCCGCCCGAACTCACCAGCCTGATCTTGATGGAGCCGGATAACTGGGTCCTTCGGTTCCATGAAACGGAAGGCAAGGGAGTCAAGTCCAACTGGGCCGTCCGGCTCATTGCCGACCACCACAACTTCAGCACCGAGTGCGAACAGCGTTCGACTATGGTGGTGGATCAAGCCGGGGATGACGAGACGATCAGTTGGGCCTTTGTCCAAGATCAGTGGTGGCTGGTCAATCTCAACACGCCCGTCAATGCAAAGGAGTTGGTCTTCAACGGCGCGGGGTTCCTGGCTATGTTGTACCCCGATGCCGAACTGAGTGAGGCCGACTACACTCGCTGCGCGCTTGCGCTTAACATGGCGGGAAACGCGGGATATCTGACCCAGGGAACGTTGATCGGTCAACTGGACCATGTGTTGGTGTTGGTTCCTCCGGACGGAGGTACGGTCAGTGCATTCGGAGCGCGCCCGATTATCAAGACCGAAGCCGCACTTCGAGGCGACGTTCACTTTTACTTAGGTCGGGGAAAGTTAGCCCAGTTCTGTGACGAAAAACAGAATCCTAAAGAGAACGAATACGACGAGCCTCGGCTGGTCCACTTCTTTGTTTCCAAGATGGTGGCTCCTCTCCTAGGTCAGCAAGCGGCACTGGATCCGAAATCCAACCACCAACCGATCGATCGGCCGGGAGCTACAATGTGGTTGGGATGGGTCAAGATTCCAAGGCATACGTGTGACAAGAAGTACGACAAGAGTTATCATGGTCGCAAGAGGCGTAAGCGTGGCAGTGGTGGTGGAGGCGCGGCGGTAGAGACTGGACACGGAGATCGGTACCCGACCAGTAACCCCACAGGGGACTATAACCCCGATGGCTCGGCGATCAATACCCAACTGGACAGCACGAGCGGTGGAATCATTTACGATGCCGCTGAGTACGCGGTTGTTGCCGGTGAGTGGGTTCCCGATTCAGCCGATGCGGGATCAGTTGAATGCCAGTATGGCGGGGTACCAGGAGCCAGTCCCGCCAGTCAGTGGGTTAACATCTATCCCCATTGGGATACCAACTACATTAACCCCTCTTCCCGGGAGCTTCATACCAAGCCCGCAGGCTACACCAAGTTCGCGCTTGAGATACTACTCAAACCCTCGGCTCAAGTTCCCGCAGGACAGCTTGTCACCATGGATTATAAAGTGGTGGCTTTTACCGACGATACGCCTCCTTTGACGTTCGCGGACATCTATGGAAGAAGGATCGAGATCGACAACACCTGGACTTACGGTGTTGACGGCCAGTGGACTCGTAAGTATGCCTACTTTACGGGCTTCGAAAAGGAAGAATGCGAACTCCAGTTCTTTATTGAGCGCCGGTGTGACAACCGCAATCTGGATCCGGACTACGATGCCGACGTTGAAATCTGGGAAATGAAGACCGCGCTAATTCCATACCTGTAGGTGGGGAATGCCCGACGCTGACCGCCAAGTTATTCTTGATGAGTTGGAAGCCGGATTTTTCCGGTTCCTTCTCACCGGCACCGAGATGGGGTCGGATGGCTTTGCCGGATACTATCACTACGTTCCAGTAGACCCAATCAAGTGGTCTTTTTTCTTAGCTCATGGGCATAGTTACTCAGAAGAGTGGGATGCCGCTACTTCCAGGATTAACGCCCGTCTCACGGGTAAGGCGGCTGGAACTTCTTACCTGCGCAAGCGCGTGCTGCTCCCATACGACTTCGGTTCTTTTCCAGCTAACGCGATAAGTGTTGTGATCCGAGCGCATGATATCACGGGACCGGCTCTGACATTGACGATGTATATTGCGGGTGCCGCCGATTCAGGGATTAACGGTTCAAACATTTTGCCTGGCATGGACGACACCTACACGCTAACCAACGAAACTCCGGCCGATGCCTACTCCCCCGGGGACTGGGTAACGTTTGAGATCGCCTACACCTCTGATGCTGCCGCGCAGTACGTGGACGTGTCGGACCTATCTTTGGCCTACGTGAGTGCAAGAGGCAATGTCTGAACTGCCTGAACTCCTGGTTGTGTTCCTCCAAAAAGATCGGGAGGAATATACCAAGCGGACACTTGACAGTTTCGTCGAGTACGCCGAGGGAATTCGTTGGCAGGGGTGGTACGCGGACGATGCCTCAATGGACCGCAAGCTCATGTACGAGTTGGCCGAATCGCACGGGATGCGACCTTTGATTCAGCACTGGCAACAGTGCG